GGACGCGACATGGATGCGTCGTCATAACGTAGCCCCTCTCCCGCAGGAGATATTATATTCTCAGAATCAAGCCGCTCTATTCGCACTCTCAGGTAAGACAGCATGTCTTATCTTCCATATAGAGGCAACCGTCTCTGCGAACGTCATTTCACTGATTGGTTCATACAACTTTTGCAACCGCATCAAGCCAGTGAGATACTTGACATCCATTCTTCCTCTCTTAGACCGAACTCCCGCCACGAAAGCGTGGACTCGTTGCATATCGCAACATTCTTCGAATCCCAACGGAAATGATTCGATATAACCCAGAACTATCTCTTCTGGATTTGCGTCGCCCGTGGCGAACGGACGCCACCTTTCTGGACATCCTAGACCTTGTAACAACTTAAGAGGTAACCTCCACACGCCACGTTCGTTCCAGCTGCGTGATAGATATTCGATTACATTAATGTTGTGGTTGATTTCACATTTATCTGGGTGGATAATAACGCCAAAATTTCGCATATAATAGTCACTTAATGTATGCATGAATGAATCATCAACGGAAACGTTAAGGAAGCAAACATTATCATCCCCACATACGTTCATATTATAATGCTCCACCTGATGGTCCGCAAAGAATGCTTCCATCATCAACCTGTTAACGACTGAATCTATAATATTCGTCCACATACTTCCACTAGGTACTCCATCGTGAACGGTGATTAACTCCCCGGAGTTTGGGTCATAGATGGACTTATTAATGAAGGAATTAACCATCACTTGCCATCCGACCTCATCGAAGTTAGGGTCGGATTCAAACATCACCTTTATAACATCGAAAGCCATCAAGATTAAGAAGGCAGGGATACTCGAATCAAATCGGGACATATCAATCGTAAAAGACTTATTATATCCTCGTTTGTATTCCCTTAGAATCCTAAGAATTTGAGAATCATTCTTTCCTCCGGCATACCAACACAGTTTGGAAAACTGCTCCTGAACTGGTTTCTGCCATTTGGATTCAAGAATGGTCTGTAGAATATCAACAATCCATACAAGTCGAGTCTTGTATTTTATCTTACTGATATCCCTCTTACCATCCGCGTCATAAGGCCCGTTTGCCTGAACTCTATAACCCGGTTCGACTTGTTTCCCGTAATTACCCGTTGTACGAGAGAGAGCATCAAGCTCAAGAATGAGAGAGAAGAGCTCATCTCCTAACCAGTCTTTCTTCTTC